ATATTTTAAAGTTTTATCCGTGCCAAAACTGGTGACACGTTATATTTTTCTGACAAAACATTCTTCTTTTCCTCGCCCAACCATGCGTTTCATAGATCAACTCATTGCGTTGCCGGATGGAAAAGATACCAGTTACCTATATCTCATTCTCTACCCCGCAGGCTTAGCTGTTACTATTGGACTGCTACCCCTGTTCGTTCTCAACATAATCTATCTATTGGTTCTGACCTATACCATGGAAATCCTCACTGGGATTGCCATGCGAAGTGCAGTTGCGTATCCAACAGGCGACGAAAGGCAAGACGTCGTCGCAGATCACGTTCTTCGTGACACCAGGAGTTATGTTCGCAGAAAACTCAGACGAGCAAGTTTGAAGGCATCGCAGACCTTTCGAACCGTCAGAGCAAACCTTGAGCCCTTAAATTGGAAACAGAGAACAGCCATTGATCTTTCAGTGGTGTTCTTGATCCCACTTTGGGGAATCTCAGCAGGGTTTGGATTTTGCTACTCCATCGTTCTCATCATCAAGACTGTCCCGCGATTTTATCGCCTGACCAAGATGTTCTTGCGAGTGACCAGCACCATGTTTAAACAGGTGTTTGCAAGCCCGCGATGGATTGTGAACGTGGATCAACACGGCGTCGTTGTAGAGAGACGTCGTGCACCCGTCGACTCAATTGAGGACCTTTCATACATCGTGGCGGTGTCTGAATGGTTGCAAAGATCTCCTGCGTATGCTTCTACGCGAGTGAGAGTCTTCTCGACAGTTAGTCTCCTGACTGAGACCTTGCCAGAATGGATTGCAACGAATTGGCCTCTGTTGCGAACTCAAGAAATGATCTTGGCTATCCTAGAGCAACGTGAGCTTTACCTTTTTCTGATCTGCTGTGCCTTCGAATTAGTGCAATTGTACTACTCGTGGGGATGGTGGTATCCATTCAATCATGTTCACTTGTTAACTCTTCCAGCAGTTTTGGTATCTCTGTGGCGCTTGTGCATCTTGCCGCCAGTAGTAGTATACATGCCGGGAGTCGGAAAGATCACAAACTGGGCAACTGTACGCAGTGTCACCCAGTCAATCTCAGTTCCAACCATGCCACCGACATCCGGTGTTCCTCACGCGAAAGCAGCAGCTTCGCGGAGAGCGTGCGACGAAACCATCACAGCGATGACCATAGCTCTTGGAGCTGAATCAATCGCAGTGCAAGGTTCAAATCGTGAAGTGTCAACGGGAGACCGAAAATCTTTCGTACCACACTTTGTCAAAGATTTGTCGCGAGAACTGGAGTCGAGAGCCATTGTACCTCGCAGACGGGGACAAGACTTGTTGCTCGGGACCATGGTGCGCATGACAGACGTGGACTACTACGTCGACATGAACGCACTATTGCGCCGTGGACCAACCATTTTTCTCAACACAATTGTCCCAGAACAAGTTGCTGAGAAAAATCCGGAATTTGGTTACGCTTATTTCTTCAACGAGAAGAACCAGCTGGTGTACTATGCAGACAACACAAGCACGCCGTACGTCCACGAGCTTTGGAACTACGGGGTTGATTCAGTCGCAGTTCACACCTGGTTTGGTACTATCGTGTATGGAATTGAGCACCACGCAACTCCTGATCCGATTCGACGATTGATCGTTATGTATCCACAACGATACGTCGTCGGACCGTGGTTTTGGGATAAACCCGAGGGATTGAAACGACAGGTCGTGTCGATTTCACCACAAATAAATGCGATCCACTCACCACTTCGCGGAACTTACTCACTGGGTTTCCCGAACACGACCACACAGTTCGTTGTACCGGCTGAAACAGTGCACGCACTAAGTGCGAACCAAACCTTGATCTCGGACGGAAAGAAAGCCGTCGCGGGACCAACACGTGTTCATACTGTCACGTCGTTGTTTGCTAGTCAAGGGATCAAATCACCTGAGTTAACTCCCATGGCGATAGCTGCTACCGCTTTCATACAAGCCAATCTCGCGGCCCAACCAGTGTCCACATCGACTGTTGCTGTAAAACCAGCGATGGCTGCTGTGTACGAAGTGTTCGGGCCCGACCCATTTCCTGCCGACGCAAAGTGGCAGGTCGCAGCATCACGCGCTATGGTCCCAGGAGCAGGAGCTCCTGTCAACTCATACAACAACGATCTCGCTTGCTTTCGTGGGAGAATCAAACTCCAGCGAAACCACGTCAAGGACTGGCCTCGTAGCCACGACGTCGCGCTCAAGCACTTCCTCGACAGATTTTGTCCAAGACACTCACTCCACCCAGTGCCCATCGAGGACGTGGAGGAAAATCATAGTCGTCCAACACAGAGAGCAAAACGAGCACTGTGTCAAAATCTGTTTGAGAAGGAGTTGAGGAACATTTCAGCTTTTCAAAAGCGATAAGTGTATCCTGAGCAGAAATATCCACGAAACATCTCAAACGTGGAAACAGAACACCAAGTCAAACTGTCAACTTACATGTACGCATTGTCAGCACAGTTTAAAACTCATCGTTGGTTCGCTTTTGGAACAGCACCATCAGCACTCGACCGCAAGGTCGTCGAACTAGCACAGAAAATCCACACTGAAGGATTTGAGTGCTTCGAGGACAGTGACATCTCAAAACTAGATGGATCAAAAGGCCGCCCACATTACTTCGACTTTGTGGCGTTGGTACTTCATTCATTTTCTCCTGTGTATCATGACACACTTCTCAACCTCCTCCAAAATGAGAAAATCATCAAAGGATGTACTGCATTCCGAGTAATTTACAATGTTTATTGGAGCACGTGTAGCGGATCGCCCGACACGACAGTATCCAATACCCAAGTTCCGGCTCTTGAGAAATATGAGATAATGCTCAACAGCGGTATGACACCAGACCAAGCTTGGGACCGAATGGGAATCTACGGAGGTGACGATGCAATTGATGGGGCCTGGCTACCTGATGGAGCATCGCGAACTCTAGCAAAATCACGTGGTCTGGAAGTGAAAACTTCTCGGACCCCCGTTCATAAACACATCGTTTTTCTCGGAAGAGTCTATCCTTTCCCCTTGACCTCACCTCAAAACATGGCTGACCCGCGAAGAATCTTGCCACGTCTACACATCATTGATCACACCAAGACAATTGAGCAAGGCCTGCTCGACAAAGCTTCTGCTTTCTTGGTCACTGACCCACACACTCCGATTCTCGGGGTTTGGTCTCGTAAAATCAACGACTTGATCAAGCTCCCTGACTATAACCCAGAACCAGGGTCCTTTAAGCTCCTTTTGCAGCAAGAGATCGGAGATCCCGACGACACTTTCAATGTCGTCGATGGACATGATGAAGACTACTCGTTGTTCGCTGATTTGCTGGGTGTTAGCGTAGAAGCTATTCACGCAGCTGAACAACAAATAATCGATGCTGAGTCCATCGAAGATTGCTTCCCGGTTATAACAGTCACCCCCTTCATTGAACCGTTACTCCCCGTTGCTGTCCGTCGCGAAGACGGAACTGCTCAGTTTACTGATGTACAGCTGACGGAACAATTAGCTCCCGAACCAGAAGACGTTCCAAACGCAGAACACAAGCGCGACGTTGAAGAAACACAGAGAGCTGCACAATTGCAGTACGGCACCATTCCCGAATACACCAACATCTACACGTGTTTTTCACAGTATTGGTACAAAACCGACGACATGCCAAAGACTTCATCCGATAAGATGGGGAGAATGATGTATCGTTGCACCAGACAACACCCTGACAGTCAAGTGTCAGCCGAGGAGTTGACACTGTTGAGAAAGACACCGCGCTCAGTCGACCATCTGTTGGAAGAAAAGCGCATGTGGATGTTGAGCTTGAACCTCCAAATCGAACTCACGGTTCGATTCAATAATGGTGAACAAACAGTTTTCAATCGAGCTCAAAAGAAATTCGAGATCGAACAAACTGTGGAAGGATATCGAGGATTACACCGCACCGATGACACAACTGTAAATAACAACAACAATGACGAACGTGTAAATAAACAACCGTCAAACCAGAACTCACGACCGCGAGGTGCGTCGCGGACGATGAAAAACAAACGAGACGTCACAGACACGAACTCGACACACACATCTCTCAACACACGACACTCTTCACAAAGAACCACGAGAAAGAATGGTTCAAACAAATCGAAGACTCCAAAGGAGAAAACCAGGAACGAGACAGAAACTCGTCCTCGCGCCGCGAAGAAGCATTCGCCGCGCACCGAGAGCTCAACCGCGATCCGGACCAACAAAAGGTCCGATCGCAAGGATTAAGCTTTCGTCCTGCGCAGCGGAATACGCTAGCAGCCTTGCTAACCCTTTCACCGGACCACTTGCATGTGTTCCGAACTACCCACCTCTACTGACCTCTAAACAGAGAGTGTGGGCAAAAGGAACACTATCAACTGGAACTCAGGGATTCGGATACATCGTATTTGATCCACTGAATGCTAGTGCCAATGATCAACAACCTGTGTACGTTTCCGGACCAACCTATGATACCACAGTTATCACTATGGGAGGACACCCGGGAATAGTACCAGCAAACTCCAACGCTCAGTACGTCGGCGCTTCAGTAGGAACTGGTTTTACTCAAACTCAAGTTCGTATTGTCTCAGCGGGAATCCGCGTACGTTATATCGGAACGGAGCTCAACCGAGGTGGACAAGTTGTCGGAATCCATGAACCAACACACGCTACTTTGAACGGAATGAACATTACCAATGCTCAAGCCATTCAAGGTTCTGTAAATTTCAAACCAACAAATCAATGGATTACCGTCTTGTACCGTCCGGTTGAAGATGCAGACATGCAATTCAACTCATCCCTAAATCCTGTAAATGGAACTTCGCCCGGTTCTTATTTTATGGCCGCTCTAATTCAAGCACCAAATGGTGTTCAAGCAGATTACGAGTGGGAGGCTTATGCGAGTTATGAATATGAAGGTAGAAACATTCGTGGTAAGACCGTGTCACACGTTGACACAACAGGTCATGCCGCAGTTCTATCAACTGTCTTGCAATCAGAACATATGGCACCATCCACTGTCAGCGATACTCAACGATCGTCTTCATTCCTAGCTCAAGTAGAGCACTACGCAGGTCAAGCACTGACCTGGTTAGTACATGAAGGGGCGAGTATAGCAGCGCCAGTAGTGAAAGCAGGTATGACAACCTTAGCAAGCATGCTAATGTAAACCGCTAGTTGACAACTAATAGTCCGGCCCACCTGACCCGTTCTTCAGGTAGACTGTGAGTTCAAGCATTTCTT